TATGATTCTAAAGCTAAAATCTGGTGGCCCCAGCTGGACTTGAACCAGCGACCAAGCGATTATGAGAACCGTGAACTACCTATGTAAAACAATGAGTTGCGTTTAGATTCAATGATATACAGAACGAATGTTATCGAATGTTATTGAGGTTTTGTGCTCTCGGGGGGCATAAAGGGGGCAGGTTATCAATCCACCATGTTTGCGACTTTCCATGGGAATTCGCAAAAGTCAGACCACTCTTCCTTGATGCTCATAGCTGTTTGAGGCTGATCTATGCAAAGCGTTTGATATATAAAAAATCTATCGACATCATTAATTTTCATTTTAATTATGTTTTTCATTAAGTATTTATCCTCTTCATCGCTTTTTTTAATTATCTTCAAAAGCGATGATATGGCTATAGATAAACCTCCTGTTTTCCTCGATTTATAGGGTATTTTTTTTATTTCTTCCTGCGTTATGTCACTGGAAAGAAGAAAGAGGTTGTTATTTGTTATATCAATACTCATGGTGATTGCTTGGAAGGTTGCGGCAGATTTAATTAATGGTTCTAAGTCGGTTGTTTTTGAGTTGAGTTTTTGTATCCAGCAATTATTAAATTCGTTTTCCATTAATGATATTAAGTCAGTAAATTTTTTATAGGTTTGATCCTTCTGAATGTTTATTATTTGCTCTTTGTGATTATCCTGAGTTATTTTTATTGTCCGAAGAACCAAAATTATACTTGTGAAACTCAAAAGTGGCCCAGCAGTACCACCTATGAATGAGCCGAAACTAGACCATAAGCTTGTGTTCTTAGAGACAGTTCCAAAGTAAAAGTATTTCCACCACATTCCTACGGCTATAACACTGAGTAATACAGATGCCGCAATTGATAGGGTATAAAATATATTGCCTTTTTTAAACATTTGAATATTCCAATGGGTTTAAACGAGTCGCTTCTTCCAAATGATCTGGAGCAAAATGAGAATAACGCATTGTCATTTTGATATCGGTATGACCAAGTATTCTTTGTAGTACAAGTATGTTTCCACCATTCATCATAAAGTGACTTGCAAAAGTGTGGCGCAAAACATGCGATAACTGACCGTCAGGAAGATCTATTCCTGTCCTTTGAACAGCTTTCCTGAAAGCAGAATAGCATGAGCTGAATACTGGCCCTGCCTTTTTTGGTATTGGTAAAGAGTCATAAAGTACAGAACTGATAGGAACCGATCGATTGCGGTTCCCTTTGGTTTTTGAAAATGTAACTCTATATTTTGCAATTTGGCTTTTGGTAAGACTTTCAGCTTCATTCCATCTTGCGCCTGTAGCCAAGCAGACTCTGGCTACATGGTAGGCATCTGGGTTACGGCTTTTTTTACACTCTTCTAAAAGAATAGCAATATCATCATGCTCAAGATAGGCTAGCTCACTTTCTTCAGATTTAAATGGGCGCATTAATGATAATGGGTTTTCATTTTTCCAATGCCCTAACCTTTTAAGCTCATTGAATACAGCTTTGAAATAAGCTAGTTCAAGGTTTACTGTTCTCGGTGTGACGGTTTTTACTCTACTTGTACGCGCTAGTTCTCCAGAAAGTCTCTTCTTCCTGTAAATTGAAAACATTGTTGTATCGAATTCATGGGCGGCTGGTTTGCCCATGCAGTCACATGCATACTCCATAGCATCTTTACGCCGCTTACCATCATCTAAAGTGATGCCATGTTCGTCATACCATTGAGTTACCAGATCGCTGAGTTTTCTCCTGTCCTCTTTTCCGGCGATCCATGGCTGCGCTGTGACGTTTTCCATAATATAGGTTTGATACGCAAGCGCCTCCCCCTTTGTGGAGAACGTTTTACGTATGCGTTTGCTGACTTTCCCTTTTGGTTTGCCTTCAGGGTAAAAATCTAGCAACCATTTTCCATCTGATTGTTTACGAATAGACATAACGGCTAATCACTAAAAAAATCAGACACGTTATTAGAATGTTGGCCTTGAATGGCTAGAACACCAGGTGTGATGCAAGTCATTATAACTTGTCCCAACACTTCAATATCATCCACACCACAATCAAAAGCCATGCCAACGCCACTAACTCTTACTTTTTTAATCGGTATACGGGTAAGTATTCTGAAACTGGTTTTACCTTCAATACTGACCAGCCAAACTCCATCGCTCAGTTCGGCAAAGTTAAGATCAACCACATATTGATTTCTTCCATCGATCACACAGGCGGGATCTTTAGGAACGTTGACGCCAGCCTGGAACATTGACTTATCAAACATCTGATTTCCAGATTTGAAAAGTTGCCCATCTATCAGCTTCATGCGCGGAAAATTGAGTACATCGAGCGCTTCATTTTCAACCCTGTCGCCATGTCCCGTTGCCAGCCAATCCAAACTTACCCCAGTTTCAGCCATACATCTTGTGACTATATCTGCTGGAAACCCGCCCCGACGATAACGTCCCGAAAGAGTGCTGGGTGCTATGCCAAGGTGATCTGCAAGGTCTGCTTTTGCAGTGAACCCATAAGCCTTCATTACACGGTCAAGAATGGGGGCACTAGCGCCCTCAAAATCAATGTCAAACTTTCTCATATGAAAATTAAGGCTGTTCATATTGAGCACTTTCATGTTGACAGTTTTCAAAATGAAAAGTAGCCTAGCTCCGTTGCTGTTCAAAATACGAATGTTATCGAATATTGCTGAATGTTGGTGCATTCAGCTCAACTGGAGTTTGCCTTATGCGTCCAAACATTACAATTAGCATCCCTGTCCCCTACATGCCCCTTGAAGAGTATTGCCGTGTCACTGGCACTCCGATGACAACCGCGCGAGATATGATCCGTGACGGCCGTTTACCCATCAAAGGTAAGGGTTTAAAGCCGCGTGCAAAAGTTGAAATCAACATGGCGGCCCTGACTGTGCAGGCGCTTAGTGAATGCAACATTTCGCTGATGGCTTAAGGCACTCTACAAGTTAGGGAAATGCGAATCATGTTTGATTACATCGAATCCAAACATTCTTACTTTGATGCAGCCTGCCGAGCGTTTGCGCTGGCCAACAACGTAGAGGCAGTTGCCCGCGCCGTTGGCCTAACACCGCAGGTATTACGTAACAAGCTGAACCCGGACCAGCCCCACAGGCTGACCGTGGAAGACCTGCTGGCCATCGTCGTTTATACCGATGATGCCCGCCTGATTGATGGCGTTCTGGCGCAGCTTAACTGCCTGCCATCCGTGCCGATCAATGAGGTTATGAACAGCAGCGTACCTGTTTACGCGCTTAACGCCACGGCGGATGTGGGCGCGATTGCTGGCCAGGCTGTATCTGATGAACCGCTAACCCAGGCGCGTAAAAACGCCATCTTAGACCGGGCGAGTAATGCGATCCGCAATCTGTCGCTAATCATGCTCACTGTTGAATCCCGGTTTCAATCCACCCCTATGGTGGCCGCAGCTGTCGATCTGGTCAGCGCCACCATGCCCGGAATGATGTGAGGTAAACCATGGTTATTTTCGCAAAACTGCTCAAACGACCGTCACCCAGCCAGCAGCTACCCAGTTTCGGCCATGGCTGGATCGAACTTTCAAACGGTCAACGCTGGCAACCAGCGCCGGGGGTTAAACCCGCAGTGCAGGCCCGCCGCCGTTCGACTTTCTCTCGTTTATTGGAATTAGTAGGGGGCAAACGTGGCTGATAATCAGAAATGGCTGGAGCGTATCCGCCAGCAAATTAACAGCAAGCAGTCAAAGGCCGCTGATTTTTGGGACTCGCTTAAACCGGAAATGCGCGGGTTGGTGCTTCACGCCGCCTCGTTATCCGGTTCGCAGAACTTTAATCATCACCTTTCCGGCTGCAACTGGCGCGAGCTTTACGCCCGTATTGATTCGCGAGGCATGGTCCAGCTGCGTACCGGCATTCAAATGGCTCGCGATATGTTCGATGGTTTTGGCAGTTTGTCCCGCACCAGTTTCACCCGCAGGACTTCGGAACGCCCTGACTGCAACGCAACACCAATCTGCCAGCGCCCGGAAATGGTCATAGCACCGCACATCATCATGCCGCTGACCGCTGGCGAACATGAAAGAAATCAAGCTGGAGAGCAGCAATGAAAATCATCACCGTTGAAAAGGCCGGGTTGCTGGCTGATTTCACTGTATGGGGCGTCAGCGCTGAATACGCTGAATTTTTCCTTACCAAATGTGCGGTAGTCGGCCCGCAAGTTTCGCTCCGCCCGTTCCTGTTCAATGATACGGAGCATTTAGATGATAAGCGTCAGTGGCTGGCAGCTGGCGCTGCTTTATGGAGCCGGGTTTATCGTGAGGCTGAAACCAGCATTGCGCAGGTCGAGGCAATCAGCGCGATTCGCTCTCTCTACTACATGGCCGGATTACTGGGGCAGGGGACTATCACCACGGCGATCTCTGCGTGGTGGGACCTGACTATCGAACTTCACCAGCTTCCTGCTGTTAATCGTTCGGCTGCATCACCGTTTGATCAAGCCATTCTGAAACGCCCAGGCGTCACCCACTAATAAATCCCGCAGGAATCGCACGGCCCCTTAGTTGAGGCCGGGGATTTCTGCGCTCTGAACCGGAGAAAACCCCATGAAAATGACCCGTCAGGACATCAAAAAAAACACCACTCCTTCTGCCGACATGGTGCAGGAGATCTGCACTAACGCGCACATCGAAGGGCGCAAGGATATGGCCACTCTGCTTTCCAGTCGTCTTGATCACATGGCTACCCGCGCCAGCATCGACCAGCTGTCAGCCGTGGAGATTGTCGAGCTGATGCGCGAAGAGTCCGCCACCTGGGTAAATCAATGGCACTGACCATCACGTTAATAAGCCTGCTTTGTATAGCAGGCTTTGCCGTATGGCTGCGCGGGGTTTTGAAAGCAGTGAAAGCTGAGCGCTACGAATCAAATAATTACGACTGAGGGTAGGGAAGATGGCACAACGCACACCACTGAAATGGCCGGGCAGTAAAGGCCGGGCGATGGAAGAACTGAAAAAGCATCTGCCGAAGGGTAAACGCCTGGTTGAGCCGTTCGCAGGCTCCTGCGCTGTCATGATGAATACTGACTATGACGAGTATCTGATTGCAGACATTAACCCGGACTTAATCAATTTTTATCGGCAGCTGATCTGCAATCTGGACGCCGTGATTGATCTGGCGGGCGGGTTGTTTGCTTGTGCTAATGACGCTGAAGATTTTTATATTTGGCGTCACTCGTTCAATTATGGATGTAATAAGCCTTATGAAAAGGCGGCTATTTTTCTGTATCTGAACCGCCATTGCTTCAATGGCATGGTGCGTTATAACCAGGCGGGCCAGTTCAACGTCCCATACGGCAAATACAAGGATCCGTATTTCCCGGCAGCTGAAATCCGAGCGTTTGCTGAGAAGGCTAAGCGGGCAACATTCGTCTGCGCTGATTTCAGTGAAACGTTGGAGATGGTGCGCGGTGGTGATGTGATTTATTGCGATCCACCTTATAACCCGCTGGAAGGCAAAGAGAGCTTTACGGGCTATCACACTGGCGGTTTCGGAACTGACCAGCAGCAGGCGCTTGCGAACAGGCTTTACGCGCTGGCCATGCAGGGCTATCCCGTTGTCGCTTCCAACAGTGACAGCCTGCTGACCACTGGCCAGTACGGTTTCGGGCGTTTTGATCTGCATAAAATTAACGTTGCGCGCTCCGTTGGCGCATCGGCCGGCACTCGCGTGGCCGCGCCTGAAATAATCGCCACGCGTTTTCCTGTGTCGGAGGTGAAAGGGTGATTCATTTTCACGGCGGACCTATAACGCCTGATACAGCAGCGCTTCGGGCATGGAAAGGCAGACACGCGTTTATATCAGTTGCTAATGCAGAGCAGTTGCCGCTTGCAAGCGAGGTAACACAATCATTTGCCCTAGATAACGGGGCGTGGTCATTGCGTGAAAAAGATGGCCACAGCCACCGTGATTGGAGTTTTTTTTATGATTTTGTTGGCCGCTGGAAAAATCATCCCCGATTTTCATTTGCGGTAATCCCTGACGTAATCGGGGGTAGTAGTGAAGAAAACGATGCACTGATCGCGGAATGGCCGTATGGAAAATTTATAGGAGCACCCGTATGGCACATGAATGAACCTGATGAGCGTTTTTTTCAGCTCTGCCGGGAATGGCCGCGTGTCTGCATTGGAACAATGGGCGAATACGATGCTAAGCGCCCGCGCCTGTGCCGCGCACGCTTGCGTGACTTGATCAGTAATGTTGTGGATGCAAATGGATATCCCATAGCCAAACTGCATGGCCTGCGGATGCTCAACAAAGATATTTTTTTGCATATCCCTCTGTCATCCGCTGATAGCACTAACGTTGCTAGGAATATCGG